GTTAATATCGGACTCTTCCCTAACCTTTTTTCGATTGGCCTTGTATTGTGGAAAGATATCCTTGCGCCACGCCCGTACACGGGAGTCATAACACAAAACTGGTTCGCCGTATTCACTTGAGAACTTGAGTCTGATAAGTCTAACGCTATTCACTACCATATGACGAATGAGACCAATATCCATATTGGGCTTGCCCTTAGACTCAGCCATCAAGTTGGCAATAGTGATTTGATTCATGTCCAAAAGGATCATACCGAACAGTATACAGTCAAAAACTTTAGTTGTCAAGACTTGACAACGATTAAATATGGCTGTATATTATGCGAAAGCCCAATTTGGATGTTGGGCTATCGTAAATTTGCAAGATAGAAAATAGGATAGAAAATGTCTAAGAATCATCAGGGCGTTAGTGTTCAGAAGGTTTATGTTCATTCACTGGATAAGGTTGCGACTGTTCGCAAGGTGGAAGAGGATCCTGTTTGGGGAACACAGTATTTCGTTAGTACTTACTCCCGAGAATGGGGACCGGAATTCTTTTGGGTGAAGAGTAGTGATGCACAGCCTATGGCAACCCTTAAGGGAAGTTCGTCAAATTCTGATTCAGATGTTGACTAAATACAAGTAGTACTATGCCATTCTATGACTACATTTGTAGGGCTTGCAACCATGAATTCGAAGAGATGCTTCGTATTGATGATCGCAAGAAGCCAACCAAAAAGCCTTGTGAAAAATGTGGTCAAAAGAAGGTAGAACAGATAATTAAAGAGGCTCCATCTGCTTGCGACCCTATTCGGGTTGGCAGCGTAGGCAAGGTGGATAATGGCTTCAGAGAAGTACTATCTAAAATAAAGAAAGCGCATCCACGCCACAAAATGCGTGATTACTAGTAATGAAGTTGAATTCAGTCGAATTAGAGGGTAAGGGTAGATACTATCAATCCCCAACAACACTTCGTTGGTATCCATCGGTTACCACAGTTGTCAACCATGAAATGGAAGATTTTTGGCGTGAGTGGAGGAAAAATCCACAAAATCTTGCCAATTCGAAAAAGGCATTAGCGAGAGGTAATCGTCTACATCAAGTGATGGAAGATTATCTTGGTGAAAATAAAACAATACCAACTGATCCATTCGATAGGATGAAGTTTGATCTGCTGAAGCCTTGTTTGGACAAAATAGGCAAGATTCGTGCAATTGAAACTTCAATGTGGTCAGATAAAATTTTACTTGCGGGAAGAGTAGACTGTATTGCTGAATACGATGGCAAGTTGGCTGTAGTAGATTTTAAAACCGCAGGCAAAGACAAGAGTAAAGATCAGATTCTCAATTATTTTCATCAGACAACTGCATATGCATACATGTGGAATCAAAACTACGATCAAGATGATTTGATTGAGAGAGTTGTCATTTTGATCGTTACGGACGATGGTACAATACAAGAATTCGTTGAGGATCCATCTGACTATAAAAAGTCAATGTTCGATGTTATAAAGACTTACTGGGATAAATATTCATTCAGAGAAGTACAGGAGATAGCAAATGAAATTCATCAAGCGACTATTCAGTTCGGGTGAAGTGTTGCCGCCAGCAAAAATTGAAAAGTATCATTGTGTTCGTTTCATGACCGAAAAGGGTGAACAACTTGGTCTTTTACTGACACATGAAGAGTTCGAAAGAGCAGTTTTTAGATGGGTTCAGACTATAGAGTCTATGCCCATACAAGAAGATCCTGAACAGGAAGGGATGATTTAATGGGATCAATTATGAATATAGATCACGACTTCTCAAAAGAAGTCGAAGAACTTACCCGAACAAGAAATAACGGTAAATACATGGAATCAATCATTGATTTGTGTGAAAAATATGGTATTGAGCCTGAGTCGGCTGCAAAGTTGCTCTCAAAACCTATCCGTGAAAAACTCAAGAGTGAATTTGAATCGTTGAATATGGTTCGTGGAAAAAGAAAAACCACGAAGTTACCTCTTGACTAATGTGATATCTTAGTTACAATTCAAACACATCGCTACACTTAAAATACAAGGAGATACAATGTCATTCGCTAATTTGAAGAAAAATGCTCAAACCGGTATTGATAAACTACAGAAGGAAATGGAAAAGCAGGGCGGCAAGGAAGGTGGCTATCAAAAGGATGATCGCTTCTGGTCGCTTGAGCGAGACAAGAGTGGAAATGGTATGGCTGTGATTCGTTTTCTTCCGGCAGCCGATGGTGAAGAGATTCCCATGATTCGGGTTTTTAGTCACGGATTCCAAGGCAAGGGTGGATGGTTCATCGAAAACTGTCCAACGACACTTGGCCGCAAATGTCCTGTTTGCGAGGCAAACAATGAACTTTGGAACAGCGGCATCGAATCCAACAAGAAGATTGCCCGTGATCGTAAACGCAAGTTATCTTATATCAGCAACATTCTTGTGGTTTCCGATCCCGCAAATCGTGACAACGAGGGAAAGGTCTTTCTTTTTAAGTATGGTAAGAAGATCTTTGATAAGTTGCAGGAAGCCATGAATCCTTCCGATCCCGATGAGCCTAAGTTTAATCCTTTTGATTTTTGGAAGGGAGCCAACTTTAAGTTGAAAGCACATATGGATTCAGGGTATGTTTCCTATGAAAAGAGCGGCTTCTCTGCTCCTGCGCCACTCTTTGAGGGTGATGATTCTAAGTTGGAAGCATTGTGGAAGAAGGAATATGCTCTTAAGGAGTTTGTTGCGGAAGATCAGTTCAAATCTTATGAAGATCTTTCGGCAAGATTCACACAGGTTTCGAAGGCATCTTCTGCCGCATCTGTAAAGGCAGAAGATTCCGAGCCAGAGGACTTCCGTACTAAGATGGGGAAGGCTAATCAGATTGCCGAATCGTCTTCCAAGAAGACTACTGCAAAGAAGAGTGTTGTTGATGACGATGATGAATCTGAGGCACTTTCGTACTTCCGTAAGTTAGCGGAAGATGATGAGTGATAAATACTCATAACCCCACTAAAGATAGCATCTTTGGTCCGACAACCCCCGAAAGGGGGTTGTTTCTTTTTATATGATTCAATGAATATCAGAACAATCCGTTTGGATGAGCCATTCCTGTCGATTGCCTGAAAGTGGGTTCCGTGTTTCTCGGTGGTTGTGGTGCAATTATATGCGGTCGTGATCCGCCTTTGTTATTAACACTACTTATGTTCATATTTGTTGTGGTTACATTTGTTTGGGTATTTTGACCGTTGCGTGTATTTGGTTTGAGTGCTTTTTGTTTTGTTTCATATTCATCTTTTAGTTTTTTCCCCATTGGACCCAATGTATTTTCATCAAAAGAAAAATCACGAAGAAATGGTGTTTCTGTTGGAGTGAACAACTTAGGTCCAGATAATAGGGGTTGATTTGTTTTTATTGCTGTCTCGGGAGTCGCTGATTGAGAAGATCCTGTAAAAAACTCAAAAGTTGCTGTTGCAATTTTGACAGCAGGTATGTTTTTGATGCTGTTGGTGACCAATTCTTTAGACAGTTTGATCACATTTGTAATTGCATCAAAAAAAGATTTGACTTCCTTTTTTAATTTATTGTGTAATTTTGGAATTATTGATTTAACGGCATCAAAAATAGATTCAACATTTTCCGTAAAATCATCGACTAGTTTTGGAACTACCGACGATATCACTGCCCAAATTTTTTCTGACAGACTTACCAAACCCTTATAGATTAATGTAATTGGATTATAGTTGAGTAAAAATGATTGAAGTTTTTCAATGCCCTCTATTATAAAGGTTTTCATGTTATCAATAATTTTTTTCGCTGCGGATATTCCATATTTGATTCCCTGATATAACAGATTCGGAAGACTATATTTCCACAAAAGCATTAATGTTTCTTTAGCAGCATTTATAATTGAATTGAAGTTATTGTAAATCCACATGACTCCTTGGACAAGCAATCCTATGGGGCTGTACTTGAAAATCAATTTAATCGCATTGTATGTGTGTTCTAATATTTTTTTGAACGCCTTTGTTATGGAGTCAATTATGTTATTCATGAATTTATAGATTTTATCGAAACCTATTAATCCTAGAGTTAATCCATCTGTAATTCCGGCAAATATTCCGACAAGTAATCCTCGTA